TTTGTAGAAGCTATAAAAGAACTTAACTCTAAAATAAAAGAACTTGAAAATAAATTAAATCAAATCGTCTAAAAAAAAAGCAGTATACAAATTTCATAGAAGATATATAAAAAAATAAAACCTTAGTATAATATAAAATATGTCTGGAGGTATAGCCCAACTCGTTGCAATCGGTGCCCAAGATGCGCACCTCGTCGGTCAACCCGAAGTTTCCTTTTTCAGGTCCAACTACAAACGTCACACAAACTTTGCCCAAACTGTCGAAAGACAAACTATCCAGGGCAACCCCGCTAGCAAAGGTATGTCTACCATAAGGTTCGAACGTAAAGGTGATATGCTCGGCTACGTCTACCTCGCCAATAGATCAGGTGATATTACGAATTGGACCGATGATGTTTCCAAGGTTGAACTTTTGATCGGTGGTCAAGTCATCGACACACAAGATGGTGCTTTTATTAATACTCTCGCGCCAGTTGCTATGAATCAATCGTATTCGAAATCGACGTGGGCACTCGCGGCTGATAAGTTTTACCCACTCAGGTTTTCGTTTTGCGAAAACGCCCAATCCGCGCTCCCATTGGTCGCGCTCCAATACCACGATGTTGAATTGAGAATTACGTGGGGTACATTAGCAAGCGGTGAAGAAGATTTGGAAGTGTACGCCCAATTCATCCACCTCGACACGGATGAACGTACCGCTTTGTCCTCTACGCCACAAAACATGATCGTCACACAAACCCAAAAGGCCGTTAAATCAGGTAGTAAAATCCAGGAACTTAACTTTAACCACCCAATGAAGTATTTGATTGCAACAAAATCAACCAACTTTGACGGTGTTACCACTAACCTTACCAAACTCAAACTCCAAATCAATGGTACAGATGTTACAGACTCCCAAAATTACGAACCACACTTCTCCACGGCTCCAATCTACTACCATACTCAATCGTCCACGGTTGATGCTGGTACCTTGTTGGTTCCATTCTGTCTCGATACAACGAAGATTCAACCAACGGGTTCGCTCAATTTCAGTAGACTCGATTCTGCGAGACTCGTTTCTGACAATTTGCCCTTTACAGAAGACCTCTACGGTGTTAACTACAACATCCTCCGTATCGAAAACGGTATGGGTGGTTTGATGTACTCGAACTAATTTAATTTAGCCACTTATTATAAATGTTCTGGCAATTAGTTTTTTTACTAGCTTTCATTTTTATTATAACTTACGATCCTAAATCCGGAACTTTGAATCATCTCATCGACTCTAAACACGAAGAACCCGTACAAAATGCGGAGTGTAAAGATGGACATTACCAGGAGATTCAATTTGCTCAAATGGGATACGAGTGTCCAAAAGAAGACGGTGTACACATGGGTGCGATTATACGAACTTAAAAACATGAGGTTCTATTTTACTATAAAATGTTTACATTCGACCGTGAAACTGCCATAATTGTTGCTATTATAATGTGTATAGCAGCATCTATTTATATGTATAAAGAACTTAAAACGACCAGGGAAGAAATGGAAAGTGTTAAAGGAATGAATGGAAAAATATCTTCATTTTTGTCCCAAATAACACCCGTCAGAGTCCCAGGACCAGCACAAAAAATTGAACAAAAAGATACACCGAAAGAAACCCAAGTTGATGAAGATAGTGAAGAAAATCAAGATAGCGAAGAAGAATCTTCAGAATAATCATCTCGCTCAATTATAACTTGCAATCGCGCAATGAAAAAATATAAAGCTATAGCCATTCCCGTAATGTTTACGGGTTCTAAACCAAAGTTCCTCACTGTCCGAGACCGACGATTCAAAGATTGGATTTTCGTTACCGGAGGGTGTAGAAGAAAAGAAATACCTAATCCTATTAGATGTGCCTTACGAGAATTAGACGAAGAAACGAGAGGTGTTGTGAATCTAAAGAAAGGTGAATATACAGACTTCAAATTTGTAGTAAAAGAAAGTCCGGGTGTAGATTTAGAATATAACGTCTTCATATTTTTCGTAAATTATACGCAACAGGAACAAAATGATCTCGTTAAGAAGTTTAACGATGAAAAACAAAAAACAAATTTAAAAAAAATACAAAAGTTACCCATTAAAAGGACCCATGATGAAAATGATTTTATGAATTTTGAAACCTTATCAGAATTTAACACGAAAAAACAGTGGGATCGTATAGTTAAAAACGTACTCAATAACCCAGAATTTTACGCGTGTGTAACTTCTGTTAATAGAAAAACCTTCTCTATTAAATAATGAAGTCCAAGGCTTATATACTATCTCAAATACAGGAATTACTCGTCGAAAGACACGGGTACACACAGGATAAAGCAGAAAGGTACGCAGAATTACACAAGGACGATAAAGTTTACGAACTTCTCGTTTTGAAAAAATCTTTATCAGAACAGGAACAATATCCAGAAATATCGTTTAGAAAAACACTTTGGCGTCATCACTACGATAGTGAATGAATATAAAAAAATAAAACCAATACTTTATAAGTATATACCATGTTTAAACAATGGTGTAGAGAACAGGGGTTCTTAAACAACTCCAATGTATCACATGTGCTCATGGATGGGGGTATCCTTTCCGTGCCATTTGATAGATTGAATGATTTTTATGAAAAATGTGTAGAAGTGTATACTTTAGGAGAGAAGATTTTTGTTGTGGAACAAAAAACGGAAAATTATAACTTCTTTATAGATCTCGATTATAAAGATGAAACTGAATTAACTCTTAATCAAGTAGAAAGTATATGTAAAATTATTTGTGATAAAGTTAGTAAATTCGAAGGTGCCGGACAGGCTTTAATATCTATAGCAGAACCGAAAGAGGTTTCGAATAAACTAATAAAAACAGGTGTTCATATAAACTGGGAAGGTTTTACAGTGAATAGATCTTCAGCAATAGCTATAAGGGAACATGTTATAGATACTCTAAAATTAGTATATGGTTCAGTAAATTGGGAAGACGTCGTTGATTCTGCCGTATACGGTAGTTCAGATAGAAAAACAAAAGGGAGTGGTTTTCGTATGCCTTTTTCACATAAACGTGCTAAACATGAAAAGTGTTCTGGACAGGGGTGTAAAGAATGTAATAATACGGGTAAAGTTATCCAGGGTGAATACTTACCCTATTTCATTTATAAAGGTAACAAAGGTCCTTTCACGCTACTCGAAACTATATTACCACACCCAGATGTTAATCTTTTACACGCGGCAACGATACGTAGTCAAAGTACAAAACCAAACATTATAGAAGGAAAAACGACGTTTCAATCAAATGAAGGTTCATCTTTTACACAAATGGAAATAAAAAATGAATTCAAAAACCAAGAGGTTATATGTCTTTTACAAAACTTTATAAACAAACACCTCGAAGGTCAGAAAACTTCGCGTATCACAAAAATGTTTGAATCTAATAATCAGTTTCTAGTATCAACCAACTCTTTCTATTGTGAAAATAAAAAATGTAACCATAATTCTAATCATGTATGGTTTCATATACTAGGAGAAACAATTGCACAAAAGTGTTTTTCTACTACTGATATTATGAGACATTATGGGTTTTGTAAAGATTTTACAGGTAAAAGACATCAATTACCACCTAAAATTATAGATATTTTATACAAAGACGGCACAGTTAAGAAATATGTATCACCTAATAAATCTTTTTTCAAAAAGAAAAGTGATGATGAAAATAATAATAAAGTAGATGGTACCATAAATACTATACTTCTAGATTTTATAAATAAACATATGGTAAAAAATGACGTTACATTTAATGTAAAAAGTATAGAATTAAGTAAACCTAAACCTAAAACTAAATCTAAAGAGTATTTAGTACATACAACGTATATGTGTAGTCAATGTAAAACTCACAATACAGATTTTAAAATAACAAAAAATAAAATTCAACAAGTTTGTAAATGTACCACCCGCGAACATTTTCTTCCGGAAAAAATAGTATCTAAATTATAGATACGCAATGATAGCTGTAGTAGTTCTAGCTATTGTAATATACTTTGCATCGTCTTTAATTAACAGAGATACCGATAACATTATCATATCAGAAATAAATAGTCTCGTACGACAATCTTACAAATACTCAGGCTTAAATAAAGATATACACAACGAATTCGTTGAAAATATCAAATTAGCACTCGAACACAGGACAAATACCGAATTATCAAGAAAATATTTAAACAGGGCACTAGAAAATTTAAATGAAATATCGCTCAGTTCTATGTCAGGTGACACGGACGAATTAGAAGATATAGATACTATTATTAGTGATTTAAGAACGTATTTTGAGTATTTGTATAACGTTATAGAACAGCGTGAAAGTGAGTAAAATAGTTAAAGGAAATGTCTGTATAATAATTAATACTATGGTTGTAAAAACAAGAACAAGATCCGGGAGAGTTTCTAAAGCGCCAGAACGATTAGAATTATTTGAAGAAGTTGAAGACGATTTTAAGGACGACGAATACGATTCAGATGAAGATTTATTACAGACAGACGATGAAGATTTTTGCACAGATGATGAAGATAACGACGATGAATACGAAACCGACCCAGATGAAGATGAAAATGGAAACTTGAAAGGGTTCGTTGTTGATGATACAGACGAAGATGAAGAATATTCGGATGATGAAGAAGAAGAAGATGAGTAATAATGAGCTTAAAAAAATAGATACTTTTTTTATATATGGAAGCTGAAGTTGGTACACCTATTGAGTATAACCCAGACGAATTCATGAATAAAAACAGTGATGAATTAGAAGAACGTAATGATGAACATAATCATAACGAAACCTATTATGAACACGTACAACCACCACCTGTATATTATAACCACCCGCCTTTACAAATACAGGAAAAAAACGATATTTTTTCAAATCTAGACAAAACAGGGTATATTATTATTTTTGTAGCATTCTTATTAGGATTTTTCATGGGAAAAACTATGCAACCAGTTATTCTTCGACCGGGATAGGTTTACCACTTACCCAGTCGTATTGAGACTGAGTTTGTTGACCTTTGAATGTACCTATATTACCAGTTTTAGGTTCGGTAAAATACGCTCGACTTACAACCAAAGGATCTTTAATAATATCCTGAACTACATCAGATGCAGTAACATTTTTTTCTTCCGTTTTATTTTTTACGTTATAGTACAATTTTAAAAATAAGACGATTATTGTGAGAACAATAAGAATGGTGATTATGTTTAATATAATACTCAACATACTTACATTTAAATAACAAAATTAATTTACGCCTCCTCCGGGTCTACATTTTCCATATTTTTAGACGTCACTTCCTCTTCTTCATCTTTACCATCGTCTTCCTTAATCTGTGCCTGTTCCGAAAGTTCAACTTGAGCTTTCTTAGCTTCTGTCTCCATTCTCAATTTTTCATCATCAAACTTTTGCATGACTTCTACAGAATTAAATCCTCTTTCTTTAGCCTCATTTTCCAACACTTCCTTTGCATAAGCTTCACGTTTTTCAGTTCGTTCCTTGATTTCCTGAGCAACAATCTCATCTGCTTCCTTAACGAGATCTTCCATACCGGCATCAGGTTTTTCCTTTTGAAGACGTTCCAATACTTCACCAGGGTGGCTGATTGGAGGTTCATCAGGTTTCGTATAAAACTTCGAGTTTTCATCACCACTTTTAAAGTATGTTTCTGAACCTGGTGCTTTAACAGCCATCATATCCCTCTTACGTTCAGAAAACATAGCGGCGGCCTGTGCCTGGTTTTCTTTATACCCAGACATCAATTCCTCGAGCTTTTCGTCAGCATAATGTGCATCTTCGATTTGAGCCGGATCCGGTGGAATTAATAACCATTTGTACATATCGACAACGTAAATATCAAATGTCGCATCTTCTTTTTGGAGACGTTTCGCATGAGCAGCAGCTTCGTCCCTAGAATTAAATGCACCTCGGATCTTAATTCCAAACTTATCGTTTTTTTGTGGCGCCTCCGGTCCTACTACAGAAAGACACGCGTATAATTGTCCAGGTACGGTCGTATAATCTTGTTCAAGAGTTGTCATTGTTTTATATTTTTATATAGTATCTTTTTTTTAAGCTATTTTTTAACTTAGGCTTCTACAACATCACTCTTATTTTAATAAATAAAATTTGTATGTTTATATAAATGCGAATTCATATTATAGGTTCAGGTCCAACTGGTATGTCAGTCGCTTGGGAAATACTTAAATCAACAGACCACGAAGTTATCATATACGATCGTAAAAAATCAGCGGGTGGTTCTTGGTGGGAACCTTCAGAAGATAAAAGAGATTTACACGCACACCGAATTCTTTTTGGTAACGCATTTGTAAACACAAATAGTTTATTTGAAGAAATGGGTATTAAATGGGACGATATGTTTCAACCGGCGGATACACGTGTGTATAGAACAACCCTGAAAAATCTCAGACCATTGGATTATTTAACTCTAACATCACTCACAATACGTGTTTTAGCACAACCTTCGAAATACAAGAGTATAAGTCTCAGCGATGCAATTGGGAAGTTATCAAAATCGGGTAAAAACTTAATAGAAACTTTACCATTAATTATGGACGGCGTTGATTGGGAAACCATGTCAGCGTTTGAGTTTGTAAAAAGTTTTGATAACGTGGGTATGTCTAAACAATACGTTCAAAAAGTTTCGGGGAAAGTCATGTCTGATAAAATGCAAAAAGCACTCGTAGATAAAGGTGCTAAATTTATGTTCGAAAGTGAAGTTGAAAACGTGTATTACGAAAAGGATGGGTATGAAGCTGTTTTTACAAACAATACAATAATAAAAGATGGTCTCCTTGTTTTATGTATAGACAATAGTAAAGCGTTACAACTTGTAGATGACAATTGGGGCAAAGATACTCTTAAAAAAATTGGACCAAGTACGTATGGGTGTATTAACATTTTATTATATTACGACGAACCAATTCGTTTACCTAAAAGTGATTTAGAATATGCTATGGAAACAGAGTTTAAATTACAACCCGTAGTTCTCAGTGACAATAAAACCGTTTCGTGTGTTATATGTAATCTCACTGAAAAAGTTTTATCGACCGACCCAGAAACACTTAAAAGTGAAGTTATAAAACAATTACGTATTAAAAAACCAGAGGATATTCGTATAGGGTGGGGTGCATATTGGAAAAATGAAAAGTGGGAATTTGAACAATCGTCGGGTGTTTTGAGTCTGTATGGCCAGGTTCCATTTTACGGTACATCTTCTAAAGTTGCCTTATGTGGTATGATGTCCGAACGAAAAACACCTTACTCAAGTATCGAAGCCGCTATAGAAGTCGGAAGATCTTTTTGTAACGAAACGTTTGAAACAAGAAAACCTTTACGCCCCGTTTTAATAACACAAGTTTTTATGATTATTATAATTTTATCATTCATACTCATGTATATTCAAAGAAGAAGAGCAATATAGTGCCTAAGTAACTGTTATTTTAAAAGTAAAATCAAAACAAGAACAAAAATGGTACCTGAATCTTACATTAAAAAGAACGAAGAAATAAACGCGGTTCGTGAATTAGAAGAACCTTTAAATAGGGATGTGGTCGACCACGTTCTAAAATTTGTAAACCCTTATATATCACTCAGTGATACGAGTGAAGAAGAACATGTTAAATATTGGTTTAAATTAGGCAGAGAGACTAATAATTTACGATTATGGTGTTTTGCGTGTACGAAAATAATGGAAAAATCGTTTGGTACATCGCATAAAAATAACACCGAATTAAAAAGAATGGGTTATTCGGCCTTCGATTTGTTAAAATGTTATTTGGAAGACTATATGGTAAAAAATCTAAAAAAATGGGATGAAATTGAAACGTATGAAAAAGTTGGTAAAAAGGATTACATCGATATGTTTTATGGTGGTAATAACGATTATTTTTATGAAAACGTATCAGAATATATGATTTTTAAGAGACCGTATCGTAAATTTATTACCAAAAATGAACAGGAATACATGTTATGTTTTAACGAAAGGTTAACTGAATATTTAAATTTCGTGGAGAATAACATACTTCAAAATAACAGTATATTACACATTGGTAAATATGGTAATTCGGAATTAATAAAAAGTATCAAGCGTTTACGAACAAATAACGAAAAGTTTATGGTTACTGTCCAAAATATCAATATTGGTATCGACAAAAGAGAAAAAAATTAAATCTTATACATTAATAAATGGTTATAGCGACAACATTTTTTAACCATATTAACATCAAGGGTGTTGTGGAATTTGAAGAAAAGGGGGGTAAAGTTATAATCAGGGGGGTATTAAAATCAAATAAGTACAAAAATAGTTCGCACGGGTTTCATATACACGAAGCGGGTGATCTAACTGATAAGTGTATGGGTGCGTGTGGACATTTCAATCCATATAATAAAAAACACGGGGGTCCTAAATCTAAGGAAAGGCACGTTGGAGATTTGGGTAATATTCATTTTGATGGACGTGGTAACGCCACTTTTAGAATGGTAGATAATTTAATAAAATTAAGAGGGACTAAAGCTAATATAATAGGAAGATCTTTGGTTATACACGAAGATATGGATGATTTAGGTTTAGGTAATCACAGTGATAGTTTAAAAACTGGACACGCCGGTAAGAGAATAACGTGTGCAGTTATTGGTTATTCAAAAAGAATGTGTAATTAACCTTAGTAATTCCATTTTAAAAATGTTTAAAGTTTTACACTGTATTAAAAGAAATATGAAATTAAGTTACAATCTAGTAAACAACGGGGTTTACAATGTATATGTTATTTCAGACGACGAATATATAGGACCATCGATTGCACAAGGACATGAATGGGATAGGTTTATGCGACGCGATGTACGTATGCTGCATAAACCTGGTACAGATATCATTGACATTGGGGCAAATATTGGTTATAACACTTTACTATTTTCAGATTATGGTCCTGTGCTATCGTTTGAACCATTGTATTATAAATTAATCGAACTAAATGTCAAGAGTAACTCTTTGAGGTACCCGGTTCAAGTTATTCCATGTGCCCTCTCAGACGAAAAATCTTTTACAAAAATTCATATACCATCTCATGGATGTCAATCTAATGTATTAATAAACTATGGTGGAACTAGTTTTCATCATACAGATGACGGGAGAGGTGAAGGTATAGATGTCAATTGTGAAAGACTAGATGATATCTATACGGGTGTTCCTTCGTTTATTAAAATTGATGTTGAAGGTCACGAGTTACAGGTTTTGAAGGGTGCGTCTGAAACTA